TACACAGATTACACAACAGTCCCAGCAGTTGAAGAAGCAAGCCTCATGATTGCCATCGACATCTGGCAGTCACGCCAAGCACCTTCATCTGGTGGCGTATCTATTGACGGCTATACACCAAGCCCTTACCGCATGGGTAACACACTTCTTGCTCGCGTTCGTGGCTTACTTGCACCTTATCTTGACCCTCGCTCTATGGTGGGCTAATGACAGCCATCACCACACTCCGCACATCTATTGCGACGGCTCTAGCCGATAATACAAAGTATTCAGTATTTAGCTTCCCACCTGCCACGCCTATTGCCAACAGCGTCATTGTGACTCCCGCTGATCCTTACATTGTGCCAAGCAATAATGATTACACAGCAATCAGCCCAATGGCTAACTTTAAGATTTCTATCCTTGTCCCATTGCTAGACAATGAGGGCAACCTTGCTGGCATAGAAGCCGACGTAGTTCGGGTCTTTTCGCTCCTTGAAGCGTCCAGCATTGTTTTCAACGTCGGAAGCGTCAGCGCGCCAAGCGTGTTGTCTATCGCTTCTGGAGATTTACTGACTTGCGACATTGCAATCAGTACCCTTACGGAATGGAGTTAATCATGTCAGATTGGCAAGATGAACAGAAAGCGTTCTTGGAGAAAATCGGACAGGTTGCTCCATCAACACCAGCACCAGCGAAACCAACAAAGAAAGATGAGGAATAACTGAAATGGCAGTTTTCTTAAATAATGGCGTATCCGTAACTGTGAACTCAGTTGATCTCTCTGACCACGTTACAAGCATTACACTCAACCGCACATTCGATGAACTCGAAGTGACAGCAATGGGTGACTCAGGTCACAAGTTCGTCAAGGGACTAGAAGCATCTTCTATCACCATTGACTTCCTTAACGACACAGCTACAGGCGAAGTCCTCCAGACTCTACAAGCAGCATGGGGAACAAACGTCACAGTAGTAGTCAAGCAGACTTCTGCAGCAGTATCAGCGACAAACCCTTCTTACACAATGACATGCCTTGTCAACAACACAACCGACATTAACGGCGCGGTTGGCGACCTTGGCACACAGTCAGTAACTTGGAACGTCTCAGGTACAATCGCTGTAGCAACATCTTAATAAACTAACAAAGGGGCTAACATGGCAAAACTCAAGGTAACAAGGGCAGACAACTCAGTAACAGAGTACGAAATTACTCCGCTGATTGAATACGCCTTCGAGCAATACGCCAAGAAGGGCTTTCACAAAGCTCTCATAGAAGATCAGAAGCAATCGGACGTTTACTGGCTATGCTGGGAAGCAATCCGTCGCTCAGGTGAAGCGGTCAAACCCTTTGGGGAATCATTCCTTGAGACACTCAAGTCAGTTGAGGTCTTAGAGTCTGACCCTTTAGGGTAGATCGGAACTCCATCACCTATACCGCAGCTCGCTTGAGTTACGAGTATGGAGTTCCTTTCAACACCATCGTTGAACTATCTTCGATGGCTTTCAAAGCACATGTAGAAGTCCTTAAGGACATAGCGAAGGAGCGGAGCGATGCCAGTAAAGTTGCAAGGCGCGGTCGCTCTTCGTAAAGCGTTGGCTATTGTTGAGCCTACATTGGCAAAGGAAACCAGCAAAGAAATTGCTTCATTCCTCAAGCCAGTAGTTACTCAGGCGCGTGGCTTCCTACCTACTAACGAGCAAGCACCTTCTGGCTGGTTAAAGCGTCCTAACGCTGGTGGTCGCTGGGCTACTCGTTACTATGACCAAGGCATTGCCCGTAAGGGAATTACATTCAAGTCATCACCTAGCAAGGCAAATCGCAATGGCTTTCAGGCTTTGGCTTCTATCTTTAATAAGTCCGCTGCTGGGGCTATCTATGAAACCGCAGGACGTAAGTCAGGCGTAACTGGGAACTTTGCTCCTAAGTTGAATGGACAATTAAAGGGCGTAGGTCAGAAGATGACTGGTCGTGCAATCTTTAGAGCCTTTGAAGAAGATCGTGGTAAGGCTCAAGATGGTGTCGTTAAAGCAATCTTCAAAGCTAAAGATAAGTTCGACTCGATGAAGGATAAGGTCTAATGGCAGATTTAAGAATTGACTTAGCCGCCGAGTTTAAGGGCAAGAAGGCATTCAAGGAAGCTGACAAGGCAACCACAGGGCTAGAGAAAGCCGTTGGCAAACTTGGCAAGCAACTCATCGCAGTCTTTGCTGTGCAGAAAATTACTGCTTTCGGCAAGGCTTCGGTCAAGGCGTTCATCGAAGATGAGAAAGCCGTCACAAAGTTAAACACAGCGGTTAAGAACCTTGGCTTAGAATTATCTGCGCCTTCTATCAATCGATACATTGACAACCTTTCCAGAGTCTCAGGCGTAGCAGATGACCAACTTCGTCCAGCGTTCCAGGCTTTGATTACAACTACAGGATCAGTAACAGCAAGTCAGAAGGCTCTACAGCAAGCAATCGATGTGTCAGCAGGTAGTGGCATTGCGCTTGAGACTGTGGCACAAGATTTAGCAAACGCTTATGTAGGCAACACTAGAGGGTTAAAGAAATACAACCTCGGCTTATCACAGGCTCAACTTAAAACTGCTTCATTCGCAGACATTTCAGAGAAGCTCAATAAGCAGTTCTCTGGTGCTAACGCTGCCTATCTTGAAACCTATGCAGGAAAGATAGGACTACTTAGCGTAGCCGCTGGAGAAGCTCAGGAGAAAATTGGTCAGGGCATTATTGATCTTGCTTTGGCAGTAAGCGGAGCGCAAGACGTAGAAGATTTAATTCGCAAGATTGCCTCAGCAACGGACTTTGCTATTGCTCGCCTTGATAACTTCATCGAGGGCTGGAAGATTCTCAAGACTATCCTCAACAGTAGCCTTGGCGATTTCAAGAAGAACATTCAAGCCGTTCAGGTAGAAGAATTTAATCGTCGCCTCAAGCGCGATTATATGAAGGTATGGGGCGGCGTTGATATTCCTAAGTCCGCTAAACAGACCGCAGCAGAGAAGGCAGCAGAAGCCGCAGCTAAGAAGCGCGCTGCTGATTTATTAAAGGCGACAGCCAAGAACACAGCAGAATTGAAGAAGCAAGCCGCACTCAAGAAGGCTGGCACAGTATTCGACCTTGAGCAGATTCAACTTGTCGCTGCTCTCAAAGGCAAGTTATCTAAGGAAGAAGAAATCCGCGTACAGGCTCAACTTGCTTTGCTTAACGGCAACGATGCAGTAGCGACAAAGCTAACCAATCAGATTCTCGCGGCTCAAGATGCTTCAGGCAACCTTGCCAAATTCCTTACAGCTTTGCCTAATGCCAAGAACCCGTTTGAATACCTCGACGCTTACCTCAGTTACTTGGCTGGAAAGGCTGCAGCTCTTGTAACCAACAGCCCAGTCCCTAGCGCGCCAACTACAGGATCAACAACAACGCCAGCAGTACCAAGCACCAACGTGCCTACGTTGCCTTCTGACGGCATGATCAGCTACAACGTGCTAACTGGACTTAACTACAACCCTAACGCGAACGTCAAGGTAGAACTTACTCTCAACGCTAACGATGACGTGAGCCGAGCAATCGCTAACAACCTTCAGCAGAGTTCTCTTTCATCTGGAAACCAGACTTACATCAACCGCCGAACAGGTGGCTTTGAGTAATGGCGTTACCCGCACAGATAGCCGTCACCTTTGACTTTTCCTCTGGAGCTACCTTTGGTGCTGGCTTCGTCATTGGTTCTCCAGACAACGGCGTTATCGGTGTAAACCGCTTCGGTTCTTCTGACGTACTTATCCCTACAGTTGATTTAACGCCTGACGTTTACTCAATCTCAATTCGTCGTGGTCGTAACATCATGAAGGATACCTATGAGGCTGGCACAGCCATTGTCCGAGTCCTAGACCCTCAAGGCTACTTCAACCCTCAGAATCCTTCATCGCCCTATTACGGCTACCTAGTGCCATTGCGTAAGCTGCGCATCTCAGCAACAACAGCAACGGCAGAACACTTCCTATTCTCTGGCTATGTCAATGACTACCGCTACACCTTTCCTGTAGGTCAGGAAACTGCCTACGTCGATATTCTCTGCACAGACGGCTTCCGCCTCTTGCAGATGGCTAACGTGGGAACTATCGCAGACACTCCTGCTGGCCAGACAACTGGCACACGCATCGGCAAGATTCTCGATGACGTGCAATGGCCTGCCTCTATGCGCACCATTGCAACAGGTGTAACAACCTGCGTTGCTGATCCTGGCACTATTCGAACAACCCTAGAAGCCGTTAAGAACGCAGAGTTCTCAGAAGGACTTGGCGCGTTCTATATGAGTCCAGACGGCACAGCAATCTTCAAGTCTCGCTCTGAGGTGGCTTCAACCCTTGCTGCTACTGCCACAGAATTCAACCAAACCACAGGTATCCCTTACCGCTCAGTCAAGTATGCCTTCGATGACAAACTCATTATTAATGACGTGAAATTCAATCGTGTGGGCGGAGTATCCCAGAACGTTTATAGCCAGACTTCTATCGATAAATACTTCCCTCATGGCTTGACTCAAGAAAACCTCATCGCTGAGACAGATACCATCGTTGCTGGCATTGCTGGTAACTACGTCAATACTCGTAAAGAGACCACAATCCGCATTGACGAGATGACTGTGGACTTGCTAGACCCAGCAGTACCAACCGACACAATG